AAGAAGATTGTTCGCACAGCAGCAGCTTTTTTATTTGGCGGAGATATGACCATCACAGCAGATAATACAGATGATGCAAGCTTGGAGGATTTCAAAAAGATATTTGTCCGCAAACTCAAAATGAAGTCAGTACTTATGAGCTTTGCCCGTAAGGTGTTGTCAGAAACAAAAGCCGCTATTGTATTTTACCCTGTAAACAAAGTTGTAAATGGGAAAAAAGTCCCGGAACTGAAAGCCAAGATACTCTCTTTGTCAAAGGATGATAACGTTACTTATGAGTTCTATCCACATTTTGACGATGATGATGATATGGATGCTTTCATTCATAAGTTCACAACCAAGATTGACTACTCTACCTACGAGTGTGTCAAAATATACACCTCAGACAAAGTTATCACAGCTATAAATAAGGGGGGCCAGTGGGAAATCAAGTCAGATAATAACCTATTCGGCAAAATCCCTGTAGTATATGCAGAGGTAGACCAACCGGACTGGGAAGATGTCGCTTTACTCATGGACCATTATGAAATGCGGATCTCTAGAATGTCAGATACTAACGACTACTTCGGCGACCCAATGCTAAAATCTTTCGGTTTGTCGAATCTCCCATCAAAAGATACAGTAGGGAAAGAATTAAACTTTTCTATGGAAGTTGACCCTGATACCGGCACTGCGTATCATGGTGATGCTGAATACCTATCATGGCAACAGTCCATAGATTCACAAAAGGAAGAGATTAGTAATGAACGCCACGAAATATTCTCTGGTGCATCATGTCCTGATTTGTCGTTTGACAATCTTATTGGCATAGGTGACCTATCAGGCGTCTCCCGTGAGTTTATGACCATTGATGCAAAAATTAAGGCTACGGAACAAATGGAAATCTTCGGACCGGTAGTACAACGATGTGTGGCTATTGTACAAGCAGGCATGGCGAATATATCACATATCAAAAATTCCAATGCTATAATGAATAATTATTTTGAGGTGTCTTTCGGCTCTATTCTCCCGAAGAATTTAGCAGAAGACTTACAGAATCTATCAACAGCCGGAGGTGGGAAACCAATCAATAGCCAGGAAACACTTACCGCACGTTCTCCTTATACTCAGAATGTAAAAGAGGAAATTGAGAAAATGAAACAGGAAGAACAAGCAGCTTCAGTCAATAACAATCCGCTAGGACCGATATATCAATGAAAGGACTAACATTCTACGACAAGCAGCATATACAAAAGATATTGGCTCAGCAAAGCGAAGTGGCCAATATCTTTAATCGATTTATTCTGTCTATTACCCCATTTCTCCAACAATGGGCAAATCGTAGTAGCGATAATGTATGGTTACGTAATCAAGTTGTCGAAAAATGTGTGGATCGGGAGTTGGATAAGTTACAGTCTCTTCTTCTCACGAATCTTACAGCCTTCAACATAGACGCATGGAAGCGCTCTGAAATGAAGAATGAGGATTTTATATCAGAATACATCAAAGGCATGGCTATTGATTCTGTAAGGAAGCAAGGAATGTTTGCTACAAACAAAGACGCACTCTCTCAACTTAGGAAAGGGGTTGATGTACGCGGCAATAATCTGTCTCCAATGGTGTGGAATCTTGCGGATCAGACAAAAACACAACTCGAGTATTATTTACAGACAGGTCTATCTGTTGGTAGAAGTTCTTCACGGATAAGTCAAGATCTTAGGCAAATCCTAAATGAGCCGGACAAACGATTTCGCCGGGTAAAGGATAAAGAAGGGAAACTTGTTATGTCCCAACCTATGAAGAACTATCACCCAGGACAAGGTATATATCGTAGTTCAAAGATGAACGCATTACGTCTTACAGCTACATCTACCAATATGTCTTATCGTACCGCTGACTATGAACGTTGGAGTAAACAGGATTTTATATTAGGTATTGAGATACATCGCTCGGCCAATAATCGCGGACCATGCAAGATATGTGATGCAATGGTAGGTAAATATCCGAAAACGTTCAAGTTTATAGGTTTTCATCCTTTCTGTATCTGTTTTGCTACTCCGATCACGATGGAACCGGACAACTTTGCTGATTTCCTGCTAAACGATACAGTTCCGCAAGAACAGGTTATAACAGATATTCCCAAAACAGCAAAGGATTTTGTTGACGAGAATAAAAATGGGGTGCAATCCGCTTTTTGGTATAAGGATAACTTTAGCAAAGAAGGAGATTTGCAAAGAGAGAGAACTCCCCAGCCTACTACACCCGAAGTCATAAAAGTATCAAGAACAAAGCGCATCAAGACCGATGCTGAGAAAAATGATATTCAAAAAAGATGGGACGACCGGTTTGTAAGAAACTTCAATCAGAGTAAGATTGAGCAAAAAATCGGCATAAAGAGAGGTGAAGATATGACCTTCGAAGAAGCAAATGAACTGAGAGGAAACATCGGTTATGGAGAAGGAAGAGAATTCAGTGTAAACTGTCAGTCATGCGTAGTTGCTAATGAATTGAGAAGACGTGGATATGATGTAACAGCACTACCTAACCTTAAAAAAGAAGGGAACATTCCTTATGAACTCTCTGGAAAAACTAACTGGGCCTGGATTGATCCGGAAACAATGCAGACACCTGAGAAGAAACAGGCAGGTGGACAATATGTATCAGGACTTGATATTAAAAGCAAGACTCTCACTCAATTGAATAAAGAATTGAACGAGTTAACCAAAGAAGCCGGCAGGTATCACATTGACTTTATGTGGAAAGACGGAAAAGGTGGACATATTATTACTGTTGATAGGTTAGAAAACGGTTCAATCCGTATTTATGATCCACAAATCGGTCGTTTGGGCGATTGGAAAGTTATATCCAAAGATATAAGTCTTAAGTATGGAGTAAATGTATTGCGTGTAGACAATCTATTGGTAAACACAGATATTATCGATAGAATAGTGAGAAAGTTATAAGAATGAACTTGTATAGTCTTTGGGCATAGGAGCCATTCCCATTATATCCGGCGATTGTGTATATGGTGCAAGATGTGCAGCATCATCTTTCACAAGAATAAATTGAGGATATCCAATGCAGCATTCCTTGTCTTCTTTCCGGGATGCTGTATATACCAAGTAGCCTTTCCACTCTCCATAATAGGAAACCTGATCGAACCCATTCTGTAGAGCGAGGATCTTAGCTTTCTCCTTATATTCTTTCTTCTTATCCATATTGCAAATATACTCATTGATTCTGGAATAAAATATAAGGGAAGGAAAAAGTTACTCCCCTTATATTTTAATAGAAAATCGTTATGACAATCATTGATGCTATTAAGAAGGGCTTGAAAGCCGCAGGTGTAAACGAAAAGTACGCCTCTAAGGTTCAGAAACTTTTCAAAATCGAAAAAGAAGAAGATATTGCTACTTATGTTGCCTTATTCAAAGACAATATTCTTCCTGATCTTGAAGATACATCCGCAGTAGAAAAAGCGAAAAAGGACGCTATCGCTGAATATGAGAAGAATAATGGTCTGAAGGACGGTAAGCCAATCAAACCAGTTAAAAAGACCAAGAAAACGACAGAATCAGAAGAGAATGAAGAAAATGAAGAAGAAGATCTCGAAGGTGTTCCCGCCTCTTTGATGAAACTATTCAAGGCTCAACAAAAACAAATATCAGAGTTAGCCAATAGCGTTACCACCTTAACTGGGAATATTACAACATCCAGCAAACAGGCTTCAGCTAAGGTTCTCTTTGATAACGCAAAATTACCAGAAAAGTGGTTCAAGCGTATCGACGTAAATTCTGAAATATCTGTCGAAGATCAGATTAAGGAATTGGCAGAAGAGTATGCTGAAATTCGCCAGTCCGCTGTGACAGATGAAATCGAAAATGGTAACTACACCCCACAATCACAGGTAAAAGACCGTAGTGAAAAAGAGTGGCTGGATATCATGAATAAAGAAGAAGCTGGTGAATCCAGTGGTGTCGCTAGTCTTGGTATTGAGTAATAACTAAATTTTATTGTATCATGTATTTAAAAAAAGAAAAAGAATTTCAGTACCATCCCGCCATCATTAAGATGTTGGAGGATGTTGTCGGCGGTGGCACTATTGCCCGTGCTGATTTGAGAAAGGCCCTGTTTGACGGACAGCCATTAGATGAGTTGCCACCTTACTGCATCGCAGGACGCGATGAAAACGGTGGTTGGCATATCATCAAGACAGCAAAAGTGCTGGAGGCTGTAGAAACAGCAGGAAAAATCATCAAGGTAGCTAAAAATCATCTGTTTGCAATTGGTGATTTCGTGACTGTCGGTGGAAAATTTGATGGAGCATCCGATAAAATTACCGCTATCGACAAGAGTAATGCTGCTTATGACTCTATTACGCTGGCGGCTGCCATTGGTGCGATGGCCAAAGATATGGTATTGGTCGCTGTAAAATCAAAAGCTGATGCAGGTTCTGCCGAGGCTACAGTAGAAACATCCGAGGTGGTGATTACGATGGCTAAAGTTGATCTGACTGTTGCTAATCAATCTTGCGGATTGATGGTAAGAGGTACTATTGAGGAACGAAATATGCCATTCCCTCTTGATGCTGATTTGAAGAAGCTTATGCCTCTCATTCGTTTTGTATAATCTATTAATTCATAAATCATTATGGAAAGAAGCTTAATCAAGCAAATTAACAAGAAAAACATGGCGGCACGTCTCAACTCCCGTCATGTGAAGCCGATGTATTACCCGAATTTCTTTGGTGTGAAGAGAGTTACTTCATTGAAGTGGGAAACATTGGTTGGTGAAAAAGGCGCTCCGGTTATTGCTGACGTTATTTCTTTCGATGCATCTGCACCGGAGAAAACGCGTGAAGTGATCGGCAAAATGTCTGGTGATATTCCTAAGACCGCTATTAAGCGCTCGATGACTGAAAGTGAATATCAAGAATACAAGCAGTTACAACGCGATGCCCAGGGCGATTCTGATCAATTGGAACTATTAAATCTTGGTTTCAAAGATACCGATTTTGTGCATAATGGTGTCCGTGGACGTATGGAATGGGCTAGTATGCAATACATGTCACGTGGCGGAACCAACTTGACATCCTCTAATAACAACGGCATCGTAACTACGGAATTTGTCGGCGTGGGTATGCCTGCTGCCAACAAAAAAGTATCCTCCGTAGATTGGGCTACCGCTTCTACTGCTGATGGTCTTCAAGATATTGAAAATGTACTGGCCGATGCAGCCAAGGAAGGTGTGTCTCTTCGCTATATTATTATGCTTACTACTGAGTTCTCTTTGCTGAAAAAGCAGAAAGCAACTATTGATAAGATTAAAGGCTGGATCAATCAAACGTCCAAGGTCGTTATCACAAAAAAAGTGATTAATGAATATCTTGCAGAACAAGAAAACCCATGTCAGATTATCACAATCAATCCGGCGCTCCGTATCGAAGATAAGAACCACAAACGTACTACTATCTGTCCGTGGGTTCGCAAACGTATTTGTTTCTTAGAGGATTTGCGTGTAGGTGATATCCAACACGGACCAATTGCAGCAGAAGATTCTGAGAGTCTGAGAAAGAAAGCATTGATGGTAAAGAAAGATTTTGTTCTGATTACCAAATGGTCAACCGAAGAACCATTTAAAGAATGGACCAAAGGAGAAGCAAACGCATGGCCGGTAGTTAATGATCCGGAAGCGATGTACATTCTGAAAGCTGACGGTAAAGCATGGGCAGCCGATGAAGCTACAGAAGGAACAGACAATATCCCCGCTAAATTCTTGGGTCAGGAAGTTGAGAAAGAAAACTTAGAAGCAGAAGACGAAGAGTAAACAGTTATGGCAACAATCAGAGAAACAATACTAGAATATCCATCTATTGAGGATATGGAAGGCTTCTTGGATAAGGTAGTCTTCATTAAGCGGGGTATCACCCCCGAAGCAGAATGTACTACTGAAAGCATGAAGCTGGTCGGTCTTTGTGTCGCTGATATGTATGCCATGATGGTAAACTCACCGGATTTCAGTGAAAACAAGCTTTCTATCACTCATCCCCGTTCTTTCTATATTCAGACTGCAAAGCAGCTGTATATAGAAAACGGGGAGCCGGAGAAGGCGGCTAAACTTGGCAAGCGAATCATTATCAAAGGAAGGGCAGGTAGCAGATGGTAAAACGATACCCACATACAGCGATAGTCACTATGTCTGCTAAAGGGCAGGTTGTTGACGGTGAATTGGTTCCGGGAATACCAGTTGAAATATCTGTCTCCGGACGTTATGACCCAGTAAGCGATGGAAGAATCGTTCTCAAACGTAATTCGGCTGGTGATGAAGCGCAAGTACATGGCTATTTCTATACCAAAATGCAGCCACCGGCCGGTAGTAAGTTTTTGCGTTTGAAAGTCGAATCAAAGGGTATTGATGTACCTGTTATCTGTTGGGAACTTTATCAATCACATTCAATTATCAACGTATGAGAAACGGTATGACTCCCCTATTCACTTATGATGAATTGGAAAAATGGTTTGATCGCTTTCAAAGTAAAGCAGAAGATAAGATGCTTGTATTCCTGCAGGCAGGAGGTGAAAAGTTTATCGAAGTAGCCCGCCGGAGTGGTTCATATAAAGACCAAACGGGCAATCTTCGAAGCTCTATTGGATATATAATAGCCAAAGACGGAGAAGTGGTTACAGAAAACTTTAAGGAAGGTGACAAAGGGACTGATAAGACAACCGGTAAGTACAAAGGTCGCAGGCTTGCAGAAGAAGTCTCACTATCATATACTGGCGGTTATGTGTTGGTTGGTGTTGCAGGAATGGAGTATGCGGCAGCCGTGGAAGCTAAAGGGTATGAGGTTGTTTCAGGAGCTAATACACAATGTGAGAAGTATCTAAGAGATACATTGAAGTCAATTTTTAGCAAGATTTGATTATGGATGAATTCGACGCTGTAGATATAGTTTATGATGCTGTGGCCGCTGCGGGCACCGATGTTATGATTTACAAGGATAAGTCGGAAGCCGGCTTTACTAATGAACACATCGTTATCAATCATCTGCAATTGAATGAGCTCGACTTCATCAATAAAGTGCCTGTTAATATCAACATCTTTGTTCCTTGGAGTGATGAAAATGGTATGTTAAAACGTCAACGAATGAAAGAATTAAAGCGTAAAGTTAGGAAATCGCTTGATTCAATCAATAGCAATGACGGTACATGTAAAGAAGTAACAGTCCTCTGGAACGTTCCAATGCCGGACCTGAAAGAAGGCTTTGCTTGTACAAATATCAGATTAGAAATTTTAATAGATCAATAATTATGTCAGGAGAAGTTAGACCTATCGCTATGGGCGTAGGTGGAATTAAATTTGGAACAGTCGGTGACGGCGTTCCCGGTGCAGATCTCAAAGATTATCCCCTTCCGACCAAAGGAAGTGTTGCATTTAACTTTGCAGATCCAAAGGAAGTGAAGATTGAAGTAGAAGGTAGTGAAGAACCTTTTTATGTTGAACTGGTGAAAGATACGACAGATTATGTCGAGTTCTCCATCCCTACTCCATCAAATGAGGTTCTTAAAGAACTAGCAGGCGGTGAAGTGGATACAACAGGAGGAAAAAATATCTGGAAAAAGCCTCTTAGTACTCCTTCTATCTCTAAAACGTTCCAGTGTGAAACATTACCTAAAGACGGTAAGAAGGTCGTTTATACCATCGTAAATGGCAAGATCGCCTCAAAGATTTCACAGGCTCCCGGATCAGAGCAAGCAGAGTTGTTGCTTGTTCGTGTATATATGCAAGCTGCTGTTACTGCAGACGGTAAGAGACAGACTGCTTTCATGCGCGAAGTAGTTACTATTGCCGGAGGCGGAGAAGCCCCAGCGAATGCTGCGAATGTCGAAGGCGGAGAAGCTGCTCCAAGTGGTGCGAAAAAATAAATAACGGTTCTGTATAGCTCAGTTGGTTAGAGCGCTACATTGATTATGTAGAGACCGGCGGTTCGATTCCGCCTACAGGAACAAACTATTGAAGGATGGAGCTGAAAGTATTGAAGGTTAGTTGCAAATAACCGGAAGTATTGCCCGGAAGTACAACGGGCTAGGCTCCTTGATGAAATTATGAGTATAAAGAATTTATTTCAGCAAGAGTCTGAATCCGTTACGGATCAGGCTGTCAAAATTCCATTCGAATTTACTAACCGGGATTCTATTCCTAAAGGAAAGGACCCCGGCAATTGCATAGTTATAAAGCCTGTCACCGTTCGGACATGGTTTCGGATACGCCCTTTCCTTCTTGAAGTCGAGAAAGAAGATCTTGATAAGATGATTGTGAAGGACGGAGAACTCAATGCAGACTTTCCGGAACTGATGAATAAATACGGAGGATTGCTTTTTGACATCGTCTGCCTCGGGATTCACAATAAGCCTAGTGATCCTCCGGAATGGTTCAAGAACGCTCTCGCAGACAATACGACATGGGAGGATATACGGATCCTGTTTAATGCAATTATATATCGCATAGGGTATCACCCTTTTTGCACCTCTATCACGATGCTTCGGAACGTGAGCCCGCTACGAGAGACGGAGATAATAGCCGCTCAGAAGAATTTGCAAAGTTGGAAGGATGCAACCAAAGCAGATTCCTAGTGATTGTAAAAGAAGCTCTAGGATTAACGTTTAACCAGACGTTGGATAGTAGCTATGGATTGATAGAGACATTACTGCAGGAGTACTCATTTGTAATGAGAGAGCGTAATAAGATTACTGATGAAGACGGTAAAGTTGAAGGTAGAGATTATGAATGGGTAGAACTACCCTCTTTTGATGATCCTAGTAAGACGATCAGGATAAAGAAGTATAACGATATAGCCGGTAAGGTCAAGGGTTAAGGTAATTTGCTGTTGTGTTTATATATTAGGTTAACTGTTTTTTTATTAAATTGGTTTAGAGTATTGTGGTCCCTTGTATCTGTGAAGATATAGGGGATTTTTTAATATCCCCTTTTTATCTCAGCATCTACGCTATCCATCATCTTTGTTATTTCGACATTATCCCTTTCCAAATTTTGGATAACACGGGATTGGTAAGTGATCATCCCTTCAATTCTTCCTTTTTTGAGTCCGAGGCTTAGGCCTCTTTGAAAAGCTTCCTGTAGTTCTTTCTTCCGGAGAACGCTATTCACTCCGTTTTTTCGTTCATTTTCCTTGGTCATGGTGCTAATGAATGTTTGGTTTATATATTATAAGAAAAGGCTATCTTTCCCCTTTTATTCCGACCAAGGAACATAATCTTTACACAACATGTTGGGACTATGTAGCAAAGGGAATTGATAGCCTATCTTTTGATTTGCAGGCTTATCAACTCCCCAACATGTTAATATAAAAATTGTTCCTTGGTCGAAGAACATTGCAAAGATGCTTATTCTTCTCGAAATAGCCAAATTTTAGCTTCTCTTTATATTTTAAGAATAAATGCTATGGGTATTCAAAATAAAGACGGAGCGTTGTATTTCGCTACAGGAATAGATAACTCGGGGTTATATTCAGGACGTCAGGAGGCAATGGGGATCATCAAGGCGATGGCCGGTGAGATCACTTCTTTTGATGTTTTCGGAGGGATTGGTATTAGTGCGGGCATTGCATTTGCCCAGGCCGCCAAAGGTGCATACGACTTTGAAAAGCAGTTCCAGCAAAGTATGAAAGAAGTTGCTACCCTTTCAAGCGGAATAAAGGGCAGTCTAACCGATTATATGAATCAAGTCGTAGAACTGACCCGCGAGGTTCCAGTACTTGCGAATGATGCGGCTAAAGCATTGTATCAGATTGTATCTGCCGGCCATGATGGTGCGGATGGTATGAAGGTTCTGGAAGTATCGGCTAAAGCTGCTATCGGTGGAGTTACCGATACGGCTACGGCAGCAGACGGTATCACTACCCTATTGAATGCCTATAAGCTTGATGTTTCAGAAGCTGAGAAAATATCAGATCAACTATTTACTACCGTCCGGCTGGGTAAGACCTCATTTGGAGAGTTAGGCAAAAGTATTGCGCAAGTTGCGCCTGTTGCTGCCGCCTATGGTGTGGAAGTAGATCAGGTCTTAGCCGCTGTTGCTACCCTAACCAAACAAGGTACGCCTACAGCGCAAGCAATGACTCAAATACGTGCTTCCATTATTGCAGTATCCAAGGTGCTTGGTGATGGCGCATTTGATAACAGGACCTATCAAGAGGCGCTAGCAGAAGTTGCTAGACAGGCAGGAGGCTCGGAAGCAGAACTTCGTAGATTAGTTCCAGAAATCGAGGCGGTCAATGCAGTTCTTGGATTGACAGGAATTAACGTCAAAGAGGCTGCCGGACATTTGGAAGAAATGCAAAATGCCACAGGCGCAGCAGAAGCAGCTTTTAAAGAAATGGCTTCTTCTGCTGATAATCAAATGAAGCTACTGGGGAATAACATAACGGCCACCCTTCGCCCGTTAGGACAGGAAATCTTAAAAGAAATATCTGCCGCAGCACAATCTATGAACGAAGCCTTTAAAGATGGCAGTGTTCAAGAGGCATTGAAAGATATAGGTGCCTTAATAGTCGTCGTTACGACTGCCCTTGCAGGATACAAAGGAAGTATTCTTGCTGTAAGTACTGCCAAACAAGTATATGCAACGGTAACAGCAATTGTAAATCGACAGCGTGCTATTGAGGCGGCCAACCTTGTATTAACCAAAGGTATGTATGCCATTGAGGCTACCATGATTGCTAAAAGTACATCTGCCCGTATTTTATTAACAGGAGCAATAAAAGCTCAAACCATTGCACAGTTGAAAAATGTTGCAGCTATGCTAACTAATCCTTATGTATTAGCAGCTGCTGCATTCGCAGGACTTGGATATGCCATTTACAGATGCGCAACTGCGGAAAACGTCTCAGAGAAGGCTATGAGAAAACATAATGCTGCTATGGAAGCACAAAAGAAACATTTTGATGACTTGAAAAATAAAGCAGAAAGCCTTGTCAATGTTATTAAAGATGAAGCAGCTAGCCAATTTGATAAATTAGATGCATATAAACAACTTCAAGCTATAATGCCCAATGTTTTGAAAAACATTGATTTAGAAAAGCTCAAAACAATGGAACTCAACGATATCCTAAAATTATTCAACAAGGATAAAAATGAGCAATATATCATGGGAGTAAAAGTTAGAGCTGTAATGAAACAAGAGGAACTTGATGCAGCTACAACTGAATGGCAAAAAGCAATAAATGAAGCTGAAGAAAACCAAAAGAATGGTATCGAAGATTCTGGATTAAGTATTAGAATTGGTCGATTAGCTAAAAAAAAGAATGAAGCAGCAGAGTCTGCCCGTCTTGCCAAAGAAGAAGTAGACAAAATAAATGAAATTCAAAGAAAAGCAAAAGAAGAACAAAAGAAAGAAGAAGAGAAAGCCAAAATTCAGAATAAGGCTTTTTGGACGAAGCAGAAAGACGATGCTACAAAAGCACTAGATTCAATCGCTTCGGCACAAAAAAAATTGATGGATGCTGGAAATTTCAAAGGGATTGATGCTACTGTCATTACTGCTTACAAAGAAAATATCAAAAAACTAAAAGAAGCAGAGAAAGAATTAAAAGTTTATGATTCATTTTCCAAACAGGATGATAAGGCACAAAAATTACGTGAAGAACAAGAAAAATATAAACTCCTGTTAGAGAAACAAAAGTTTGAACAGGAACGAATAAAAGAAGATTCAGCAAATGAACTCGAACAACTTGAAATAAACAAACTCAAAGAGAGTAGTGAAAAAGTCCTCAGACAAAGGGAGCTTAATCACAAACTAGAATTGCAGGCTATCGAGCGTGAAGCAGAAGACAAGAAACTAAAAGTGATTGAAGATGCTCGTTCTGCTTTTGAAGCTAATCCGGAAAACAAGAAGAAGACTTTTAATACAAGTGCTTTCATCAATTCTGAGTCAACGAAGAAACTGTTTGCCATGTTCGACAACGTTGCAAAGGAAGCCGCTGCGACTGCTGATACAAAGTACAATCGTGGAGATGATCTATCTGATTTGTTGAATCAGTATCAGGACTATACAGATCAACGGCTTGCGATTGAACGAAAGTTCAACGAAGATATTGCTACTCTTCAAGAACAGCGCAAACAAGCAGAAAAGGACGGAAATACAGAACAGGTAGAACAGATTGATCGTTCCATCACCCAAGCTACAAAAGATAAGGGTATGGAACTTATGAATATGGACTATAATAAGCTGAAAGAATCTCCGGAATACGTTCGTGCCTTTGAGAATTTGAAAGAAACATCTTCTGAAACTCTTAATTCTCTTCTTTCTCAACTAGAGAATGCAAAAGGGACAGCAGCTAAGGTATTATCTCCGGACCAACTTCGTGAATATACCAGCACTATTCAATCAATCATGGATGAACTGGATTCACGTAATCCGTTTCAATCATTATCTGACAAGAAGAAGGAACTGGCAGAAGCGGAGGAAGAACTAGCTAAAGCGCAAATTGAGTTAGAGAATGCCCGGACCCAGGCGGAAGCAGTGAAAGGCGGTGCTATGATTGAGAACGGTGTCAAGTCTTCTAAGTATAATCCCAAGACCGGAAAGATCGATTCAACTAAAGCTTATCTAACCGAGGCGCAGGCGTTGGATAAGGTGAAGGAGAAAACGGATAACTACAATGAAGCAAAAGACAAAACGACGAAAGCCAGTGCAAAGGTACAAGCTGCTGAAAGGAAAGTGGCAAGCGTTATCGGAGAACTCGGTGACGCTTTAAAAGATCTAGGTTCAGCTATCGGCGGACAAGCCGGTGAAATTATAAGTATCATTGGCAATATCGGCACCTTCGCCATGACAGCGATGAATGGCGTAGAAACGGCATCAACAACGGCATCAACTGCAATCAAAGCGGTTGAAAAAGCATCTGTCATTCTCGCCATCATCGGTGCAGCTATGCAGATAGCAATGAAAATCTTCGACCTGTTCGGCAAAGACGACACAACAGAAAAGTATGAGAAAGCCAAAGAAGCTTATGAATCTTATATCAACATTCTTGATAGAGTGATAGAAAAGCAACTGGAATTGGCTGAAACTCTTACAGGAGATAATGCGAATGCTGCTTATGATAAGGCCCTTGAAATGATAAGGCTACAGAATGAGAATGCACGTGTTTTAGGTAAACAATACTTGAACTCTGGTGCATCCGGCAAGTCACATTCAAAGGGATATACTGAAGTGGAAGATATGTCCATGGAGGGGTGGAAGCAAGCGGCAGATACGCTAGGTATGAGCGTCGATGAATTTAAAGACAAAATGGGCGGACGCATGGCCGGTCTGTTTGATTTGACAGATGAACAACTTACAAAACTTCAAGAAAATGCTGGGATCTTCTGGTCACAACTTGACTCTGACACTCAAAAATTCGCGGATCAGATAGTGGATGGTGTTACCCAGGTTGCAGAGGTTGTCGAGCAGAAGATCACCGATGCTACTCTCATTGATATAGACGGACTTCGTTCAGACTTTCAGGATCTGCTTACAGATATGGATGCCGATAGTGCTGATTTCGCAGATAACTTTGAAGAATACATGAGAAATGCTATTCTAAACTCAATGCTCAAAGAGGACTATATGAGCCGACTAACAGCTTGGAGAGAGAAGTTTTACAAAGCTATGGATGATGGAGTAACCGAAGAAGAATATAATGCTTTAAAAGCTGAAGGTCAGCAGATTTCCGATGACATGAAAGCCAAACGGGATGCGTTGGCTGAAATGTATGGCTGGAACAAAGATGACGATGAACGTGAAGCATCAAAGAAAGGTTTTGCCTCCATGTCGCAGGACTCTGCAGATAAACTGGATGGTGCATTTGCTGTTATGACTTCTCACACATACTCAATAAACGAAGGAGTTAAGCAAATACAATTGAGTACAGATAAGATCATTGAGAAGCTTGTATACCTATCCAACATGGACAAGAATATAGGTGAAATGGTAAAACATAGCGATCTTGTCATTACTTACCTGTCAGACATAAGTAGTCATACGGCACGCCTTGAAGCTATTGAGAAGGCTATAGAATCTATCAGAATGGGGATTGACACATTGAACACTAAAGGCATAACATTGAAGCGATGACAGGACAATTTTACTTAGACGGAATAGACGCCTATACCAGTTTAGGGATATGCGTTACAAAGGGAAGCTACAATAATCTTGTAGCCTTCCCTGCTATCAAAGAATTGGAAAAAAACGACTGGCCGGAAGAAGATGGACAAGAATTTGACCTTTCTAATATTGCCCTAAACACAAGTGATATAAGCATTGAATTTGCATATATGGGCAGTATGGGTATTGGCGGACTAATTGATAAGCTCTCGGACCTGAGCTATCATGAATTTCGTTTTCCACTCATTGACAGAACATATACCCTACGTTTGTCTTCTCAAAACAGTTATGTAATCAATACGGGCCTTGAAATTTCTAAGTTCACTCTTACAAATGACTTTCCCCGTGAAGCCAACTATGAGTATCAAGAACCTATTAACGATAGTGACCTCCCATTTCCAAAGGGCTATGAGCTTGACGGTAAAGATCTGACCGACTATGGTGTAGTAGTATTGAAAGGCAGTACAGCAGAAATACTGAAAACTCCGGCAGTAAAAAAGAACCTACTGCAGAATTTCAAACGTCAAGATGGAGCAATCTATGACGGTGAAGTTGTGAAATTCCAAACCAAAGAAGTATCTCTCAAATGCCTGATGCGGGCCGGGACGATTGAAGCGTTCTGGCGAAATCGCGATACCCTACTCTATGATCTTACAAAACTGTCTGCTAAGGTCGATGATGAAGGATATGAGTATTCTGATGCTGAACGTATATTTTATTGTGATGAGTGGAGTGAAAGCTACCCTTGCTATTATAAGAGTTGCCAGACAAACAATTTTCTTCTTAATAATGGGGTATGGTGGGAATTTACCTTGAAACTTGTATTTACTAGTTTCCGGATTGGAGAAACAGACTTCCTGCTTGCTTCCGAAGCAGAAGAATTTATCATAACAGAAGATGGAATATTTTATATTGACTTAAAAAATTATGCCAATTAAAAAGAAAAAAATCAGCGAATTAACGCTTGCTGATAGCATGGTAGGATTGTACACTATTGGCGTTAAAATGGTGAATGGCGTACAAACAAGTGTAAAAGTTAGTCTTGAATTCATAAAGAAAGCCTATGATGACGTAGTTGCAGCAACAAAGAAGGCCAATGACGCAGCAAAGGCGGCTGATGATTCCCGAACCCAAATAGAAGTGAATGAAGATACTCGACAACGCAATGAAGCTACTCGTATCAACGCTGAAAGAAATCGTTCAAGTGAAGAACAAGCCCGGTCAGCTGCAGAATCTGTACGTATCATAAATGAGAATACCCGTAAAGCAGAGGAAGCAGCTCGCGCGACCGCTGAAGGGCAACGTGTATCTGCAGAACTTAGCCGCATTGAAACAGAAAATAAACGAGTATCAGATGAACAAGCACGTATAAGTAATGAAGATGCACGTAAGACCGCTGAAACAGGACGTTCTTCTGCAGAATCGGAACGTGTGAAGGAAGAAGACAAACGAAAAGTAGCTGAAACAACACGTTCTACAGCTGAAACAGATCGCATAACAGCCGAAGATGAACGAAAAGAAGCCGAATCCACGAGAGAAGCAAATGAAACTGCACGAATGACAGCCGAAGATAATCGCGTTACTGTCGAATCTGAACGCGTATCTGCTGAAACAGACCGTAAATCAGCGGAGACAGCCCGAGTATCAGAAGAAAACAAAAGAAAGTCCGCTGAAATTGACCGTAAATCAGCCGAAACGTCCCGGGTATCAGAAGAAAATAAAAGAAAGCAGGATGAAGATAGCCGCAAGGCTGCGGAAGATACTCGTTCCTCAAATGAGACTAGGCGTGTTTCTGCTGAAACAGAACGTGTAGAAGCCGAAACCCAACGTAAGTCTGAGTATAGCGGTATTATACAAGAAATGACATCTGCTACAGAAGATGCTAACGCACAACTAGAACTTGTAAAAAAAGCTACGAATGATGCAAATGCTGCCAAAAACGCATCAGTTGAACAGACAGCTCTTGCAAAGAAAGCTACTAATGACGCTAACGCAGCAATTATAAGTATTAATGCTGCCAAAGAAGAAACCCAACAAGCTACAGAAGAGGCTAACGCTGCCAAAGTTGCATCGGAAGCCCAAACAGCTTTAGCGAAAAAAGCTACTGATGATGCTAATACAGCCAAAAACGCATCAGTAGCGCAAACAGCTCTTGCTAAAGCTGCCACAGATAGTGCAAATGCGGCAGCACAGGCCGCCAATAACGCAGTTTCTGGAGTTGATGCTAAAGTAAAAGCTGCAGTGGATGCACTTGTAGCTGGAGCACCGGAAGCCCTCGACACGCTTATTGAATTGGCTAATGCCCTTAATAATGATCCGAACTTCGCCGCTACCATGGCAACAGAGTTAGGGAAGAAAATCAACGTTTCCGATATTGTCAACAACCTAACAAGTGGTGGTACTGGCAAGGTCCTTTCTGCCGAACAAGGGAAGGTTTTGAAAGCAGCTTTGGATACACATAACCATGCAGGAGTATACGAACCTGTATTCTCAAAAAATACAGCTTTCAATAAGAACTTTGGCACAACTTCCGGAACTGTTTGCCAAGGAAATGATAGTCGACTAAGTGACGCCCGTACACCTAAAGCGCATACTCACAAGAAGTCTGAGATCAGTGATTTTCCTACTTCAATGCCCGCTAGCGATGTGCCCGTTTGGGCGAAGGAAGTGAATAAGCCGTCCTATACGGCAAGCGAAGTTGGTGCATCACCGTCGAACCATAATCATGCGGGTACCTATGAACCTGTATTTACTAAAAAAACGGCTTTTAATAAAGATTTCGGTACGGCTGCCGGAACCGTGTGTGAAGGTAACGATGCCCGCTTAAGCAATGCAAGAACTCCATTAGCTCACTCACATAAGAAAGCGGATATTAGCGATTTCCCAACTTCAATGCCGGCAAGCGACGTGCCCGCTTGGGCGAAAGCCACGAAGAAACCTACTTATACGGCAAGCGAAGTCGGAGCCTCTCCTTCTAATCATAACCACGATGCAGATTATCAGCCACTCGGTAATTATGCTGACGCATCACATACTCATGCAGCAGCTGATATTACGCCTGATTCAACGCATAGATTCGTATCTGACTCTGAAAAAAGCACATGGAATAGCAAGGCTGCAGGGAATCACAATCATTCCGGAGTATATCAACCTGTTGGTAGCTATGCTCCTTCATCACATAGCCATGTTGCCACTGAAGTGACTCCGGATGCTACTCACCGCTTTGTTACTGATACGGAAAAAAGTACATGGAATGGTAAAGCTGAAGGGAATCATAATCATGACTCAACTTATCAGCCTAAGGGAAGTTATGCTGCTGCATCACATTCACATTCTGCTTCAGACATAACAGAAGTGACAAATAAGAAGTTTATGACGGATGCGGAAAAGAACGCACTAAGTTCTCTTGGAACTACGTACGCTTTGAAAGATTTCTCTAATATTGGAGTTAAATCACTTGGACAAAACGGTTATCGTAAATATGATGATGGTCTGCTTATTCAATGGGGGCACTCAAGTACTTCCGGGATAGGTAAAACCGTGTATCTTAATACGACCTTTTATGATAGTAATTACACTATTCAACTAACTGGAACTCGGCTCGTGCATAGTAATTATATGTATTCTTTCGATGTATATAGCAAATATGCTTCTTACTTTGTTATGGATTCCGTTTACCATAATAATGATTCCGATGCTGGAGGGTTTAGTATAGCTTTCTATTGGTTTGCTATAGGCCGTTGGAAATAAGATTACTTCCAGCGACCAATAGCAAACCAATAGAAAGAGGCTGTATTAGAACCTGCATTGGCAGCTTGCTGATATTTATTATTATATCCAAAATAACTAGTTGAAACAGAGGTGTAATTGGATATCCATGATGAATCGTTACCTGTATTTCCATTATTACAAGTCAAGTGCAGAGAATAATTTGTGTCATAGAATGAAGAGGGGAAATATATTGTTCCAGAGTAAGTGCCACTCGTCTTTTTTCCCCATTGAATCATTAGGCCGTCAGGAAACTTATAATAACCGTTTTGTCCAAGTGACTTAGTTCCAACATTTGAAAAGTCAGATTTTGCGTACGTAGTACCAAGAGAACTAATTTTATATAAACAAATAACTAAATGAATGTATTATGAAATACTGGAAACAAGGATTTTACGATGAACCAATTGAGGGTTCGGTAGAAATTGAGGACGACTATTACAATGATTTGTTAGAAGGTCAGTCTGAAGGAAAAGAAATTTACGAAGGTGATAATGGTGTTCCCATTTTGGTAGAGCATGAGTATTCTATTGATGAAATAAAAGAAATGAAGGTAAATCGTATCTTGCTGTATGACAAGTCAAAGGCGGTTAATTCGTTTACTTTGAGTGGGAAAGAAATGTGGCTTGATAAGGATACTCGAGTTGGTTTGAAGAACTCCATTTCAATAGAACAAGACATGGGAAGGACCGAAACAGTGTTGTGGTTCGATGGTGTGAAGTATACTATTCCTATTCTTAACGCATTAGCAATGTTAAATTCTCTAGAATTATATGCCCTCGACTGCTATAATGTGACACAACTGCATCTTGCAGCTATAAAAAAGATGTATATCGTGTCGCAGATTGAAGAGTATGATTACACAGT